GCACGCCGTAGTTCAGGCGTATCTCGAAGCTGGAATAACGTGTAAGTTGGAACCTGCAGTTGATGTGTTTGAGGAGATAGTGTTCTGCCAGCATTCACCGGTGCTTGTTGCCGGTGAGTGGCGGATGGTGAGGGATGTTCGTGCCGTATTGAAGAAGGACATGATATGCCTCACGGCCACACCTACCGAGATAGTGTACCGACACTGGCTAGGTGCTGTGGCTGCTGCTGGTCTTCACTTGAACGATGGAGTGCCTGTTTTACAGGAGTTCTATCGTATGGTGAAGCGAAGCGGGCGTCCGCCCACTGACAGATTCTTCAAGCACGTCATGCGACATACGTATTTCCGACAACGAAGTCGGAGTAGGATTAGTGGCGGTAGTATAAGTGACGCAACGCGTGTGTCCTTCTACCGCGCTACGGGCATTGTGCCCGCAGCCCAAGAGGAAATAGAGTGTTGCTTCCGCAATAACTATTTGGGTCATCTTGAGTTTGACCCTGTGCAGTTGGAGAGTTTGAGGGTTGACCTGGGGAGTCAACTCAGACTAACTGCAATAGATTTGAGGAATTAACATGCCTACGCATAAGGCGAAGAAGGAGATGGCGAAGGAGAAGAAGAAGGAGGCTAAGGAGATTACACGCTTGGGTAAAGCATTGCGTGCCTTGGGCGGGATGGGCGGAGAGATGCTTGGAGGTTATATCGGACAAGGAGCCGGTGGTCGTCAATTAGGCACTTCATTGGGTGCCACGTTGAGCCGCTGGCTCGGGTCCGGCGCCTACAAAGTATCGTCTAACACACTCATTGCGCCCGGGGTGCCTGCGATGCATACTAATAGCCAGGTGGTGAGAGTCGTGCACAAAGAGTACATCGGACCTATTGTTGGGTCCGTTGCATTCAGCGTGCATAACACTTATCGCCTTAATCCCAGCGACATGACCACGTTCCCGTGGCTGTACCGTATTGCCAAGTGTTACCAGCAGTACACCATACGAGGAGCAGTGTTTCACTACATACCAACGTCCGGTGTTGCCATTAATGGCACCAATCCGGCTATTGGGTCTGTGATGCTGCAAACATCATATCGGTCTACTGATGATGCCCCTCAGAATAAAGTGGAGCTGCTGAACGAGTACTGGTCGTCGGAGGGACCGCCTAATGAGGCTTTGGTCCATCCGATTGAATGCGACCCTAAGGAGAACCCGTTCCAGATTCACTATGTTGGGCAACCATCTGGTGACCAGGATCGACTTATGTACGATCTTGGCGAGACGTACGTTGCCACGCAGGGCATGCCGGGTGCCAATCCCGTAGGAGATCTTTGGATTACCTACGACATTGAGTTCCGGAAGCCTGTCGTAAGATCGTCTGCTGTGGACACCTTCGAAGTAGCTCGAGGTGGAGCTGTTGGCCGTACAACGTCAGCACTACTGAAGGGGGTCAGTTGGGACGGAATTGATGCCAC